TAAAGCGGCTTAAAGCCGCTATTTCCCTACTTAACATATATTTAGATATATGAATATTGACGATATTTTTAACTCATTTAAGTCCCCTGAAGAGGAAATTGAAAGTACTACTCAAGTAGACTTATCAGATCATCCTATTGTCTGGATGGGGATGTTTAAAAAGTTAATTATGAATTATAAAGTATTTAGTAAACAGATGATAGAATTCTTTGAATCATCTGATCCTAAATTAGACATAGATGATATTAAATTAGCTGGTGGTATGATGGTATTCATTAGAGCTATGGATCATATTTCTAAAATAGACACTACTAATCAAATGCATCGTGATTGCCTTATACTATATTCAGATGAACATTTTTTAAAAGCATTATCATTAGCACTCTCTCATTTTGAAGACTTAGAAGAATATGAGAATTGTGCTCTTCTTAAAAAAATACAAGACGTAGCAAACCCCTCTTAAAAATAGCTTGGCCTCGTAATTCCTAATTCGTATTATATAGATACGGGTTTTAGGAAACATCTAAAACATAGGATATAAAGAACGTGGAATGTGACCACGGGTACATAAAACAAATAATAAACGTATGAAAAACAAAGACAACGTATTACATCAATTAGATAAAATGGATGGTCTCGCTAACCAATTAAATTTTATTGTTAAACAAGAACAACCTCTAGAAGTATATTTAGAAGGTATTAATAAACTGAAAGACATAATTGAACAAACTCGTTTATTCGTTGAGTCTGAACAAACAATGTATAATTAATATGAATTTAACAGCAGAACAAATCCAACAAAACTGGATAGATTTTGAGGAAACTATTAAATCTTATATCAGTGAACCTCGTTGTTCACAGTTATTAGATTTTTATTCTAAATACTCAGAGCGTATTATGCTAATGCCTGCTGCTCATAAGAAAGAATATCATAATGCTTTCCCAGGTGGTTACGTAGACCACGTATTACGAGTAGTAGATTGTGCTCTTAAATTAAATAATGTTTGGGTTGAAATGGGAGTAGACGAGTCTACTTATACTAAAGAAGAATTAGTATTCTCAGCCTTAAATCATGATTTAGGTAAAATGGGTGATGAATATAATGATGCTTACATTCCTCAGGATGATCAATGGCGTAAAGACAAATTAGGTGAAGATTATAAATTCAACGATCGTTTAGAATTTATGTCAGTACCAGATCGTAGCTTACATTTATTACTTTCTCATGGTATCTCAGTTTCTAAAAACGAATGGTTAACAATTAAATTACATGATGGTTTATATGATGATGCTAACAAGCCATACCTAATGTCTTGGTCACCAGAAACTAAACCTCGTACTTCATTAGTTTACATTGTTCATCAAGCAGATTTAATGGCTGCTCGTATTGAATTTGAGCGTGAATGGAATCCTAAATTAAAAGGTGAGGTTAAAAAAGTAAATAACTTTGCTGTTACTAAAGCACCTAAACAAACAATTAAGACTAAAACATTAAGTAATGTTAAGTCTCAAGGTTTAATGAATATGTTAGATAGTATATGATTATATTAACAATAATATTAGGCTTAATGGTCGTGGTCTTAGGATTCACGACCTTTAACCTTCTTAAAAAGAATGAGCGTCAAGAAGATATTATATCAAACCAAGAAACTATTCTAGCTGGGTATATGGAGTACCTAAGCAAAATATCAGGTATAATCGAATTATCAGATAAAAAACTTAAAGAAGTAGACGCTAGAGGATCATTTGAATCAGATGATGAAGTAGGTTTCTTTTTCCAACAAATAAAACAATTACAAGAAACATTGAATACTTTTAAAATTAAAAGTTTATGATTGAAATACAAGAAGCTAAAAAAAGAAAACCTAAAGGTGTTCAATACTTCACTCAAGATACAGAAAATGCTATTAATGAGTACAACACAACAACTGATTTTGAATTAAAAGATAAGATATATCGTGAGCGTATTCATTACGCTTTCTTTAAATTAACAGAGAATATTATCCATACTTTTAAATTCTATTATACAGAAGTAGATAATATCCAGGATTTACAACATGAGGTAATAACATTTTTACTTTCTAAAATACACCTATTCAACCCAGCTAAGGGAGCAAAAGCATTCTCATATTTTGGTACTATTGCTAAACGTTATTTAATTATTACTAATACTAAAAATTATAAAAAACGAGTAGATAAAGCACCTATTGAAGAAATTGAATCAAATGAAAATTTCTCCTATAGGATTGATGAAGGTTCATCACAAGATAGACTATCTAATTTTTTAGATGAATATGTTACTCATTGTACTAATAATATTTATACTTTATTTCCTAAAGAAACAGATGCTCAAATAGCAGATGCTATTCTTGAGTTATTCCGTAAGAGAGAGGATATAGACATCTTTAATAAGAAAGCACTGTATATATACATTCGTGAGATTATTGACGCTAAAACCCCTAAAATCACTAAGATAGCCGATAAATTATATGGTATATTTAAACAATATTATTATTTTTATCTAGAAAACGGATATACAAATTTCTAATGTTCATATTTATAACTAAAACATTATGAATGGATTAGACAATGTTGTATTTGGTAAGAAAAAATTCTCTGACATATTAGAAGAGATTTATACCAACCAACAAAAGAAAGACAAACAAATATCTATCCTAATATCAGAGCTAAAACCACTTGTACAAGAAATAGGTGACGCTACCCTTATTGTTCCCTTAATTAAAGAATACTTAGAAATAAGTGTTAAAAATGATGAGCAATTAATCAAGATGGCTACTATTATTCAACGTATTATGAACAATAATGCTGGACCAAATGATGGTGGGTTTGGTATATCTGAAGAAGAAAAACAACAATTATTAGCAGAATTAGATAAATTTAAAACTGAAGAATAATGCCTACTCCAAGTATACGATTTGGAGCAGTAGGAAATATCCAAAATAATATTCCTACCCTCCCATCAGCTTTATCTAATTTCCCTCTTAATAATGGGCAAATAACCCCAGTCAGAGTATTATCTATTATATTGGATAATACTCATCCTAAATTTAAAGACTATGGAGAATGGAATAGTATAGGAACTATATTTTACGAATCAGTTGACTACCCTATGAGTGCGTTAGGAGACACACCCCCAGCATCTCCATATGGAGCCCCAGCTATTCCTATTTCTCCTAATATAAAACATTACCCTCTTATAAATGAAATAACATATGTTATATTTTTACCTAGTAATAATCTAACTGAAGATGTTAACTCAGTTGTAGCATACTATTTCCCACCTATTAATATATGGAACAGCCAGTACCATAATGCTACCCCAGTCGCATCAACAATTTCCCCAGCTCAAAATCAAGATTATACCCAAACAGAATTAGGATCATATCGAAGAGTAACAGATACTAGTACTGAAATTATATTGGGAAAAACATTTGATGAGAATTTAAATATCCATCCTTTATTACCATATGAGGGAGATATAATACATGAGGGTAGATTTGGGAACTCAATTCGTTTAGGATCAACAGTGGGAAACTCAATTATACCTAATGAATGGTCTAATGGAGCTACTTATGAAAATGGTGACCCTATTACTATTATAAGAAATGGGCAAGCAAATTATACTAGTAATCCTTGGGTACCTGAAACTGAAAAAATAAATGATGACGAATCATCTATATATTTAACTTCAAACCAACAACTACCCCTATTTCCAGCTAGTGTAAATAGTTTTTCTTTTTCTAAATCTACACCACCCACTACTGTTGGTCAATATGAAGGAAATCAAATAATATTAAACTCAGGTAGATTAGTATTCAACGCTAAATCGGATTCAATATTATTACTATCTAATCAATCAATACAATTATCATGTAATGAGACATTAGGGGTAGATGCTAAACAAATATCATTAACAGCGGATAAAGTATACTTAGGATCATCTGAAGGAACTAATATACAATCTGTTGTATTAGGTGAAAATTTAAATTTTGTATTAGGAAATATAGCTATATTTTTACAAACTCTTAGTATAGCATTTAAAACATCAACTGATAGTAATGGAGCCCCAATTGTAGCATTACAATCTATAGCCTCTGATGCTGAGACATTAAGTAATGATCTTTCAAATATAGTAAATAATAAGAATTTACTTTCTAAAACCGTTAAAACAGTATAATTATGTCTCTTCAAAATCCATTAACTCTAAAACTTCAAATATTAAATGCGGATGGGAGTATATATACATCTACTGATGGAGCTGCTAAAACTACATTATCTATTCCTAGTTTAGGGTACACTCAAATATTATCATCTCCTGCTCCTTCAAATGGAACATACACTTATTCTTTACCTGAAACTGTAACTTCTCAACAAGATATAGAAGATGCTTTAGAAGGAATCACTACTAACCCTAAAACTCTTCCACAACTACTATCAGATTCAGTAGATATATATATAGAAACTACTGGTTTTTTAGGTTCTTCAAATTTTAATCATTCTCTTATAGAAGATGATTTCAATACTGCAGGAGTAAGTAATTTAGAATATAATTTATCTACTAATCAACCAACAGCTCAAAATACTACCCCTCCACCTCCTTCTACAGGAACAGTGCTTAAAGGAAATATTGTAAACTCAAATGGAGGAAAATTAAAAGATGTTACTGTAAAAATAACAGGTCAAACTATCCCTCCAAATACATCAGTAACAACAGATAATAATGGAGATTGGTCACTTTTAATATCATCATCTATAGATCCAATACAAGTAAGTATTTCTTTTATTAAAGAAGGATTTGTAACTAAATACATAAATAACCCTCAACAAACACAAGAAGCACCTTCCCTACCTAACGTAACTGGTAGTGGTAGTTCTTTATAATACACACCCTAGATATTATGTATTTATTATAAATAATATAACATGAGCACACCTATATATAAAGTTAGTGATGGAAGCATAATCACATTTAGAAAACGTGGTCCTGAATTATATGCTATATTATCCACTCCTAACGGATTAACTATTAATGGCCCATCAAGGATGGGTAATACTGAAGAATCAGCTGCTAGAGAAATACTGTTAGCCAATAATATAGTTGATCCTAATAATGGTGAACCATTACCTTATACAATTGAAGGTAAACAAGATGGAACATCAATCCCAACAAGTCAAGTATATGAAATCCCTAGAATAACTTTAGAAGAAATTGTAGATGAAACAGCGCTAAATAATGCTAAAGTTAACCAAAGTATATTAGAGCAAGATAACCAAATTAAAAAAGAAATATTAGAATCAGAACTATCACCAGAAGCTAAATTAGCTAATTTTGTTAATGATCAAAAAGCAACAGTTAAAAGAAGACTAATACCTTTTGTTATAAGTTTAATTACCCCATATGCCCCTACTGTAATCCCTATAGTAGTTTCGCAATTAGGAATAAATGGAGATTCTTCAATTGATTCTATAAAAGCTGATGCTCAAGCAAAAAAAGATGAAGCTGAAGCTCAGATAGATGCAGCTAATGATCAAATTAAAGATGCTAAAGATAGTGCTAAAGAAACCGCTAAAGATAAAGAAAAATTAAAAGAAGTAACTAAAACAATACTAGCTACTTCAATTGGAGCTCTTTTATTAAGCCAAATTCCTATAGAACAACTAAAATCCCAAATAAAATGCCCATCAGCAGCTTTTATAAACTCAGTCATTATAAAACGTAACTCATTAGCTACTCAAATAAATGGGATGTATGACCAAGTAAAAACATTAACATCATTACAAACCACCGTAGGTACAATTATCACATCAGTAACAATAGGAGTAAATCTTATAGCAGCTGCCCCACCCCAAACCGTCCCAGGTTCTTTTATAATTAGCCATGAAAAATTAGCTAAGGCTTTAAAAGTATCTAAAACTGTTATCAATACTTTAACTATAACTTTAGCATCATTTGGAGTATTATTAGGTACTATTTTAAAACTTTTAGAATTATTAGATATAATATTACAATTATGTGCTGCTGATCAAAATATGGACCCTGTGAAGATAAATAATGAGATCAATATTTTAGCAAATCCTACAATAGTAGCGACACAAAATGATAATACTAATGCTTATAAAGGATTTACTTTAGGTATTAAAATAGATGAAACAAACGAAAGTAAATACATAAAAAGATACGCTGTAGCACAAAACCAACAAGGAGTACCAGTTTTAAGAACAGACTCTTCGTTTGCCTCAGACCCAACTGTATTAGTAAACCAATTAAAATTCATAATAGATTCAAATCCCGGCATAACAGCTGAATAATTCAATATTTATAATTATATGAAAATCGAAGGCTTAAAAAAATTAATCAAAGAAGCAGTACGTGAAGCAATTCAAGAAGAATTAAAAGACATTCTACTTGAAGCAGTTAAATCACCTAAAACAGTAGTGCAGGAAAATTACATCCCTGTCCCACCTCAACCTATATCAACCAAACCAAACGGAACTACAGTAAATCATGATCTTAGACGTAATCTAAGAAATATGATTGGAGGTGAATTCGATACAGTTATTACTGCTAATTCATCACATGCTCAACCTACTTATACTCCACCACCTGTAAACACAGCTGGTGAAGGATCAAGTTTACCTGGTGGTGAAGTAAGTTTAGATCAAATAATGGGAATAATGAGTAATAAATAATGGCATATAGAGTAGAACCATCTAACACAGGTATAGATAATCCATTCATATCAGGATCTATATTAACAGCGGTAGGCGTGAGTTTACCATTTAATGGTAATATAGCCTTCAATTCTGTTTATTCAACCATAGAACAAGTTCGCTCTAATTTAATTGACTATGTATTAACAAATAAGGGTGAAAGACCTCTTAACCCAAGATATGGTAGTAATTTAAGAAAGTATTTATTTTCAAATATAACAGATCAATCCATACCTGAAAATATGGGTATAAATGATCTTAAATCTATGCTTACTACTAATATACAACTTCAATTCCCTCAAATAAAAGTTATAGATTTAACAATTGCTCCATCTCCTGATACTAATATAGTTAATATATCATTAACATATTCATTCTTAGGAATATTGCAACCAACACTTAGAATCACAACCTAATTTTTTTCAAATGGCTGAAAATGTAAGCATAAATTATATAAATAAGAATTTTACTGAATATAAATCTTCATTGATTGAATTCGCTAAAACATATTTCCCTACAGCATATACTGATTTTACCCCATCTTCCCCTGGGACGATGTTTTTAGAAATGTCAGCATATATTGGTGATGTGTTATCTTTTTATCTTGATAATCAAATTCAAGAAAACTTTATACAATATGCTAGACAACAAAATAATGTATATTCATTAGCTTACATGCTTGGGTATCGCCCAAAAGTTACAACTGCAGCTACTGTAGATATTGATTTTTACCAACAAGTCCCAGCTAATAACTCATCCCCAGATTACACATATGCTATTCAAATAGCAGAAAATACTATAGTAAATAGTAATTTAGTATCTAGTACTCCATTCTTAGTACAAGATCCAATTGACTTTTCATTTTCAAGTTCACAAGATCCAACCACTGTAACAATTTATCAATCTACTGGACAAAATGTGGATTATTATCTTTTAAAGAAAACTAGAAAAGGTATATCAGCTGAGATTAAAACTACAACATTTAGTTTTGGGACTGTGTCTCAATATCCAACAGTATCTATTACTGATCCTAATATTATAAAAATATTAGATATAGTTGATAGTGATGGTAATATTTGGTATGAGGTACCATATCTAGCTCAAGAAATGATATATGACACTATTAAAAATACTAATGTAAATAATCCTAATGTATCTATGGATAATGGGGAAGTACCATTTCTCCTTCAACTTAAAAAAGTACCTAGAAGATTTGTAACTAGATTTACAACACCAACAAACCTTGAAATACAATTTGGGGCAGGTACTAATACATCTAATATTGATGAAGAAATCATTCCTAACCCAGACAATGTTGGTTTAGGTTTACCATATAAAAGATCTAAATTAACAACAGCTTATTCTCCTACAAATTTTCTATACACAGACACATATGGTATAGCTCCAAATAATACTACTTTAACAGTAAGATATTTAACAGGAGGAGGATTAACTTCTAATATACCATCAGGTATTTTAAATATTATCACTAATAAAGAAAATATTAAATTAAATAATGGATTAGATGCTACATTAGCTCAATATATATTTAATTCTGTAACTACTAACAACCCAATAGCTGCTAGTGGAGGAGGAAGTGGTGACACAGTTGAAGAAATAAGAAATAATGCTTTAGTAAGTTTTACAACTCAACAACGAAGTGTAACATTAGATGATTATTTAGTGCGAGCAGTAAGTATGCCATCTGATTATGGAACTATAGCTAAAGCATATATTGAATCTCAAAAAATATCATCTGTATTACCTGGAGAAACACCTTCAGTATTAGATTTATTCATATTATCATATGATGCTGATGGTAAATTAACTTATTCTTCTCAGGCTTTAAA